CACCCCCTATAAGGAATATAATCCCTTTAAAGATCCCTTTAAAAATCCCCCCCCAACCTGGGCGGGCGTGGGGGATATTTTGCGAGGGCACGGGATCGCGGCGGCCGACGCGTGCGTCGAGGCCGCCAGGCGGGCCGAGGTGACGCCCGAACACGTCGCGGCCTTGGTATCGTTCTACGACGAGCGGCGGCCCGCGTGGGGGCCTGGTGCCCTCTATTTGCGGATTAAGGGCGCACACCCCGATACGAACCCCCGCGACGTGTCGACCTGGCCGGCCGCCGACCCCGAGGCGCTGGCGGCCGCCCGCCTCACGAGCGACCGCCGCGAGCGGGTGCGCGAGGCCGAGGCGTTCGCCCGCGATCGCCAGGCGTGCGCGATCGAGCAAGCGCACCTGATCGAACTCGAGCTCGTGCACGGCCCGGCCCTCGACGCCCTCGACCGCCTCGAGCTGCTCGACCTGGTCGACCAGGCGTTCGGCGTCGAGGCGACCGCCTGGCGTCGCCAGGTGCACGCCGACGGCCGCCCTCGGCAAGTGCTGCGCGACGCCCTGCTCGAACACCTGGCGGCACCCGATCACCCTCTCACCCCGTAACGTGACCCCCTGCGACGAAAGGCAAACACTATGAACGCAACGACAACGAACACGAGCAACGGATCGGCGGCCGGCACCCGCACGCGTGTCGTGCTAACTGATTGCGAAAAGTTCGCCGTGTGGCAACAACTCGAAAAAGATCGCGAGTGGATTAAGCGCACGCGGCCGACGCGTGTCGCCCTGGTGCGTCGATACCAAAAGCTCACCGAGCTCGACAAGTTCAACGACAACCACCTCGCGGCCGCGCTGGGCGCCCTCAAGATCAAGCTCGAGGGCAAGCGCTCGGCGAGCCGTGACGAACTCGCCGATCGGGTCGCGACCCTCGAACTCGTGCTGCTCGACGTGTGCCAGGCGATCGGCAAGCCGGGCCTCGCCCGCACGCTCGGCGACGCGCAGAAAATGCTCGGCCTCGAAAATGAGGCGACGCCGTGATGATCGCGACCGAACACCTCGCGAGGGCGATCGCCCTCGAGCTGCACCAGGTCGGGCAAGAGGTGACGCCCGACGAGGTGCTCGCCGACGCGGCCCGCGCGGCCCGCTCGGCACGCAATTCGGACACGCCTGGCGTGACGCAAGTGTTCGTCCTGCAGGGCCGGCTGATCGGATTACGGCACGCCCGCCGGGCGGCCGCGTATCGAGCGCGCGCACTTGCGACCAGGCCGGGCCGGCCGGCGGCCTGGGTAGCGGCATTCGTGCGGCGACTGTTCTGGCGGGGTAAAAAGTGACAATACCTCTCGCGCTACAAACGCCCCGGCAAAAGTTTCGCGATTACCAGGCGCGGCCGTCGCTGGATGTGCGCAACGAACTGGTCGAGCGATTCCTGCCGATTGTCGACCGCCTGGCCGATCACTACGCGATCAAGACGCCGCACCCGCGCGACGACCTCGAGCAGGCGGGCGCCCTCGGCCTGCTGCGCGCTGTCGAACGATACGACCCCGAGAGAAAAACGCCGTTTATTAGGTTCGCCGTCAAGCGGGTTCGCGGCGCGATGCTCGACGAGCTACGCCGGGCCGACCCTCGCGGCCGCACGCTGCGCACTCACTCGACCGACCGGGCGGGCGCCGAGGTCGAACTGATGATCGAACTCGGGCGGCCGGCGACCGACGACGAGGTGATCGACCGCCTCGGCTGGTCGCACGAGGTGCTACTGACCTCGATCGGCGCCGACGCGATCAAGGATGCGCCCGCGAGGGGCGGCTCGCCGACCGTCGAGTTCGTCGAGGGCGATCTCGACAACCTGGTCGCCGCACGACCCTGCCCCACGATGACGCGCCGCGAGCAATTCGCCGACGTCGTCGACTTGTCACGCGGGATCGGGTTCGAGGATCGCCTGCTTGTCGTGCTCTACTCGCTCGGCGGACACACGCAAGTCGAACTCGCCGCGATCATCGGCGTCGACCCTGCGCGAGTATCGCAGATCCTCACGCGGGCGCACCGCGATCTCGGCCGCCAGGTCATGCGCCGCCGCCGCCTGGCGACCCCTGCAGACTAACTAATAAGCACCCCCGCACCCGAAAGGCCCCCCTATGGTCAACGCACTCACCTCGACCTGGCGCACCCTGCTCGATCGACTGCGCGAGCCCTCGACGTTCGCCGGCCTGGCGGCGCTCGCGATGCTCGTCGGCGTCACCGGCAAGCAGTTCGACCTCGGCGTCGACGCGATCACGCACGCCGCGAACGCTGTCGCCGCGATCCTCGCCCTCGTCGCTATGTTCAAACGCGAGCAACCGAACCCGCGATCGGATCAGCTATGAGTGTGCCCGAACATACCTTGACCGTCGACGAGATCGTCGCGCAGCTCACCCGCACCGGATGGCTCGACCCTGGCGCCCGCGTCGAGGGCGGCGCCCTCGTGACGCTGCTCGGCCGTTTCCAGAATTGGCACGGGCTCAAGCCCGACGGATGGGTCGGCCCGCAAACGGCCCGCACGCTCACCGCGCCGCGATTCTGCGCGCACCCCGATCGAGTCGCTCAACGCTCGCGCATTTGCAAGTGGAAAAAACGCGAGCTGACGTTCGCCGTCGTCGACGCGTTGCCGAACATCGGCCTGGCCGACCTGGTCGACGTGCACGTCGCCGCCTGGGCCGCCTGGTCGAGCGTGTGCGACTTGCGGTTCGCCTACACGACGAACGACCGCACGGCCGACATCACGCACGCGGCCGGGCGGATCGACGGGCCGAACGGAACGCTCGCCTGGTCAGAACTCCCCTGTTCGGGCCGCGACGATCGGCTCGCGCAGCGCTACGACGCGGCCGAGCGGTTCGTGATCGGCGACGCCCGACCCGGTCAGATCGACCTACTGATCGTCGCAAAACACGAGGACGGGCACGCGATCGGATTACCGCACCTGCCCGGCCGCGCGCTGATGGCGCCGACGTACGACCCGACGACGCCCGACCCGATCGCGCCCGACAAGAAGGCCGCCGTCAAACGCTACGGCCGCCCGGCCGAACCCGACCCCGACCCCGCCGCCGCCGACCTGTCGGTCGAGGTGCACGACCAGGCGGGCAACCGTTTCGCGGGCACGATCGCCCGCGTGCCGAACTGATCCCGCACATGATCCCGATCGCCCTCGCCCTCGTGCTCGCCTTTCCCGCCGCCGAGCGTGTCGCGACGCCGCGCGAGTTCGTCGTCGAGGCGCTCGCCGACGCGTTGCAACTCGACCCGACGGTCGCCCGCGACGTGCGCTACCTCTCGCCCTCGCCCTGGTGGAACGAACTCGAGGCGGCCGTCGTCGACTACGCGGTCAACGCGGCGATCTCGACGGCCGGCTACATTGTGCCGATCGAACGCACCGCCGGCGGCCGCCTGGTGCGCCTCGACTTCGCTCGCCTGGTGCCCGAGCTCAAGGCCCGCGAACGGGTGCTCGCCGTGTTCGACTCGCTCGCGGCCCTCGATCCGTACTATCACGTTCCCGGCGTCGGCGCCGCCCTGCTCGGCCCGCACCTCGACCAGGCGGCCGCCCTCAAGCTGCTCGAGGTCACGGGTTCGTCGGGCGGGATCTATCGGGCCGACTGGTTCGTCGTGAAGGCCCTCACGACCCTCGACGGCGGCGTCTATTATGCGTTGCGAGGAATTGCCCGCACGCCGGCGGGCGGCGCGAGTGCGCAGGTCGCGTTTTTCTCTCAATTCGGCCTCGACGAGCAACTCGCCAAACGCCTCGACGGCGATCAACGGGTCGCGATCCTGCTCTCGGGCGTGACCGGCAAGCCCCGCCGCGTCGACCGCTATCAGGGCCTCGTCGGCCGGCACAATACGGGCGCCGTGTGGATTACGCGCGACATACGCGACGACGACCTCGACGTCGATCAACACCCGTTCTACAACCTGCTCGCGTTCGACGACGCGGCCCGCGAGGTGATCGCGGAAATGCCGAACGGCCTGCACGCGTTCGCCCTGTTCGACGATCGGGGTGCGCTGGTCGATAGTGTGCCCGACGACGTCGCCCGCGATCACCGCGTCCCCGCGCCGTTTTCGGCCCGCCTACAACCGGCGATCGGGTGCGTGCGTTGTCACGGGCCGACGGGCGGCCTGATCGACGCCCCAAACGACGTCAAGCGACTGCTCGCCGGCCGCCTTAACGTGATCGACGACGAGGGCGTCAAGTCGCTCGACCGCGACCAGGCGGTCGCCCGCCTGGTCGGGCTCTACTCTGGCGATTTCCGCCGACGGCTCGACCTGGGTCGCGCCGACTACGCCGAGGCGGTCGCCAGGTGCACGGGCGGCCTCGAGGTCGCCGAGCTATCGGCCGGCGTCGCCCTGTTCTACGGGCGCGAATTCTATCAGCTCGTCACCCCCCGCCAGGCGGCCGCCGAGTGCGGGCACCTGGTCGCCGAGGATGACCTGCCCGCCCTGTTCGAGCCGTACAAACGGGCCGGCCCCGTCGATTTTACCATCGGCGCGCTAATGCTAGGGCAGCCTGTGCGCCGATTAGATTACCAGCGAGTATTTGCCGACCTGGTTCTCGAGCTCACCGACAAAAGGCCCTGACGTTATGCCCCGCCCCTCGCCGCGAACCTGCTCGACCGTCGCGATTGTGCTGCTCGCGTGTGTGCTACACCCGCCAACGGCGGCCGCCGGCCGTCGTTGCGGGTGCTCTATCAACGACTGTTCGCACGTCGAGCGGATCGTCGACCGTGACCGCGACGTGTTCGTGTTCAACAACGTGACGACCTCGCCGATCGCCGCGCAGGGCGCGACCGCCTACACGTTCGACGACGTGCGTGCCGACTACGCGGTCGATCTTGACGGGCACCTCGGGCGCCTGCTGGCGATCGTTGAAGGCGATCAACGCGGTTTTCGCGAGCTCGTGCTCTCGACGGCCGGCCTGCTCGCCGTGCAGGGCAGCAATCAGGCCGACGTCGCGCGGATTCTCGCGCAAGGCGAGGCGGCCGAGCGTATTCTCGCGCCCGTCGTCGACGCCCTGCGACCGCAAACGCCGAACGCCTGGGGCGTGATCGTGACGCCCGACGGCGACCCGCGTCGCCTCACCGACGACGAGCTCGCGGCCCTCGGGCGCCGCGACTATTTCCCCGGAAATGACGAGCCGACCGCCGACACGTTCGCCGCCGTGCTCTCGTCGCGTTGCGCCGCGTGTCACGGCGGCCGCGACCCGGCCGAGCCGGCCGGCGGCCTCGACCTGACCGACCCGCGCACGATCGGCCCCGACCAGGTCGAACGCCTGCTCGCGCGGATCGTGCACACCGACCCGGCCAAGCAAATGCCACAAGCACCTGACGGCGGGCCAGGCGAACCGCTGTCGATCAACGAGCGGGCGCCGTTTTATCGCCAGCTCAACACCCTGAGAATGAGGTGATCCTATGAAAATGCTATCTATTATTCTGCTCGCCGTAGCGACGTCGTTCGTCGTGGTCGACACGGTCGACGCCGGGTGCGGCGGCCGTTCTGACTTCCGAGGCCGCCGCGACTTTCGCGGCCGTTCTGACTTTCGCGGGCGTTCTGACTTTCGCGGTCGCCGCGATCGGTTCGACTTTCGCGGCGATCGGCTCGACTTTCGCCGCTCGCGTATTGTCTGCGACCGTTTCGGCTGTTTCCGTTTGAACTGACACGAGGTGCGGCGCGTGTGGCTCGACCCGACTTCACATACCGCGCGACGGTTCGCCGCGTCGTTGACGGCGACACGATCGATTTCGACGTCGACCTCGGGTTCGGCGTTGGCGCCCGAATCCGCACGCGGGTCGTCGGCGTCGACGCGCCCGAGACGCGACGAGGCGACCCGGCCGAACGCGAGCGAGGCCGCCAGGCGACCGCGTTCGTCGAGCAGTTCGTGCTCGAGTTCGGCCCCGACTTCGTTGTCAAGACCCGCAAGGCCGACGGGTTCGGGCGCTGGCTCGCCGAGGTCGTCGGGTTCGACCCGGCCGGCGACCCGGTCAACCTGACCGAGCGACTACTCACAACCGGGCACGCCGTGCCCTACGAAAGGACAAGATGAATATCGACAAAGACGTCGGCACCGAGGCCGTCACCGGCCGCAAAAGTTCGATCGCCGGCACCGCCCTACAGCTCAACACGACCGACACGCCCGCGCAGCGCGGGGTTTTAGTCAAGGCCGACTCGGCGAACACCGTCGACCTGTATGTCGGCGACGCCGCCACGATCACGGCCGACGCGGCCGACGCAACGGACGGCTGGCCGCTCGCGCCGGGCGAGGCCGTTCTGATCCCGATCGACAACCTGAACAAAATATACGCGGTCACTGGCGGCACGAGCTCCAAGGCCTGGTATCTGGTGCAATAAGGGGAATAAAGTGGCGAAAATCGAAGCACTCATCGCGCTACAATTACGGGGCGAACTTGGCCTGCGCAAGGCAAACGATGTCCTGAACGTCAAGCTCCCCGGTGGTCCCTGGTCTGACACCACTATGACCGAAGACCGGATCGTCGAAATGGATTCGGACGATTACTCCCCACCAGTTTCAACAATAATCATATCGCTACACGACGATATGATGTCCGAACGTAATGCTGGTGAGCCGTTCCCGGTGAGATCACATCCGTTTGCTGTAATGGGACCACCGGACGATAACGGTCATTCGGCAATGGTGGAACGGTCAACAATGCAGCTAGACATCAACGATATGGACCCCGCCGAACGCGCCGACACGTTGGCCCGCGAAAAACAAACCGACATCTTAAGGGCGGGCGGTATCGTAAAACTGAAAAGCGAATTACGGGAAACACCCCGATGACTATTCAGGTTAAAACGATTAAAGCGTCCGGTGGCACCTACACGACGTTGCAGGAGTTTGAAAACGCGGCGGCAATCTCATCGACTAATGCCGACCCGTGGCACGCGGAGTGTTACAGCGGGGTGAACATGGCGAGGTTCGCCAAGGGCGCTTGGTCCGAGGAGCCGTCATCCGAAGGGGGGCGGATAAAAATCTACGCCGCGCCAGGACACGAGCACGACGGATCGTGGTCAACGGGTGTTGGTGCTTACAGTTCACTGACCGGCGGTTGGAACGTCACGTCGTACGGTCAGCAACTTGATTATTTTACGTTTGAAGGACTGCTATTTATAAACAGCAAAAACAACGAAGGTTGTGTGTTAGTTTCGGGCGGCGGCGGCGGAATGAAACTGGAATTCAAGCAATGTTGGTTTCATAAGTCACACGTAACTCCGACCAGCTCTAACATGTACATCCAGACCAATTCGTCGTCGGACGCATCGGATGTCCTGATAGAAAACTGCGTAATTCGGCGAGGCACGGACGGGCTTTATATATCTACCCTTACCAGTTCGCCCGCATTTGTTGGCACTGTCCGTAACTGCACATTTTATGGTTGTTCCGACAGAGGAATCCAAACCGGATTCACGTCTTCCGTCAACAACACCCTCACGCTGGAAAACACGATCTGCGGTGAAAATGCTGGAGGTGATTTTCTCGTTTCCGCTGTTGATACGCTAGTAATCCAAAACAACATATCAACAGACTCGACGGCTGATGATGATGGCGGCGCAGGTCACCAGGTCGATGTCGATGAGGACGACATTTGGCTCGACCCGGCAAACGGCGACTTCACGCTACCCGTCACGAGCAACGCCGTCGGCGCCGGCGTCTCGATCGCCGGCCTCACGCACGACATCCTCGGCCGCCCGAGACTCGGCCGGCCGTACGACGTGGGCGCCTACGCGTTCCCGCGTCACCTGGCGAATTCTGCCGGCCGCCAGGGGCGCACGCGACGGCCTGCGCAACACTACGCGAAAGGCCCGACCGCGTGACGCAACCCGCCGAACAACTGCGCGACGAGCGGGTCGACCTGGCTCGCCGCGTGCTCGCCCTGCTCGAACTCGAGGTCGGGCACCTCGAGCAGCTCAATGAGGGCTCGAGCGATCACGACCGCCCGGCCGAGGTGCCCGAGGGCCTTGTCTTGAACCTGCGACGTGTCAACGCCGACCTACGTGTCGATTGCAAGGTGATCTCGCGCGTCGACGACGCGGGCGACCTCGCCGACGACCAGGCGGCCCCCCCCGAGGCCGAGATCGCGAGTCCGCTCTCGCTTTTGACGCGCTCGGCCTGAGCGTTTTATGATGACCGCGACGACCCTCGCGCAAGCCCTCACCGTCAAGCCCCCCGAGGTCAAGGCCTGGGTAGCGCGCGGCCTGCCCTGGCACGGCACCGCCCGGCGCCGCAAGTTCGACGAGCACGAGGTCGCCCTCTGGCTCGTGAACGAGGGCGAGTTCGCAAGCGACGCCGCGCAGCTCAACGGGCACGCGACGGGCAAGGTCGTCGCCACGATCGCCGACGCGGCCGTCGAGCTCGCCGTCAACGAGCGCACCCTCAAGTCGTGGCTCAAGCTGCCTGGCTTCCCCGGTCGGCCGGGCGAGCAGGGTCGGCACCAGGCCGGCCGATTCCCGATTGACACAATCCGCACCTGGCGGGCCGCCTACTTCGGCACGGGCGAGGGCGGCGAGTTCGCGGCCGCCCGCCTCACCGATCGCCGCGAGGGCGCCAGGTCAAAAAGACTCAAGAACGACCTGCTCGAGGGCCGCCTATACTATCGCGAAGACGTCGAACGCAACGCCGCCGAACTCACGACGCGGATCGCCGGCCGCCTCGAGGAGTTGCCGACCGAGCTCGCCGCCGAACTGCCCGCAAAAGATCGACCGCGACTCAAGCGACGCCTGGCCGAACGCGTGCGGGCGATCCTGCTCGAGTTCGCCGCCTGGCGACCCCTGCCGAACCGTCGCGCCGATCACGAACCGCCCCCCACCTGACGCGAGCCGTTGTAATATGTTCGAGGCCGCCCTGCTACAATTCACGCCCCGCCCTCGCGTGCGCTCGCTCGCCTGGTTCGTGCGGTTCGTGCGCAACATCGAGGGCCGCGCCTATGATCACGACGCGTTTCCGTATTTCGGCGCACCTGGCGGGCCGTGCGACGCGCTCGACGACGACGAGGTGCGGCATGTGTGGCTGCAATTCGGGATTCGCATGGGCAAGAGCCTGTTCGGGCACGCGTCGCAGCTCTGGCTCGCCGATACGAACCCGCGCCCGCAACTGCTCGCGAGCACGAACCAAACGCTCGCGCGGCAACTCGTCGGCCGAACGTATAAGATGGCCGAGCAGATCACGAGCACCGCCTCGGCGATCGGGCGCCCGCTCGCTGACCAGCTCGTGCCAGAATACCGCCGGTCACACGAGGCGATCAAGCTCGACGCCTCGACAATTTTCGCCGCCTGGTCGGGCTCGGCGACGACGCTCGCCGATCGCGACGTGTGGTTTGGCTGGGCGGGCGAGGTTGACAAGTGGCAACACGAGCGGGCGGCAACGGAAGGCGAACCCCTGCAGCGATTCCTCGACCGCGCGTCGAATCACCCCGCGCGCAAATACGTGATCGAGGGCTCGCCGACGATCAAGGGCAAGTCGCGAATCGAGCGCGGCCTCGGCCGGTCGACCGCGTGCCGATTCTATGTTCCGTGCCCCCATAAGAAGTGCGGGAAGTTTCAAACGCTCGAACTGGGCAACGGCAAAGCACCGGGCGGGATACAATGGCGCCGGCGGCCTGACGGCACGCACGACCCCGAGCTCGCCCGCCGCACGGCTTGCTATGTGTGCGCGCACTGTAAACGCAAGATAGGCGACGAGTATCGCGGGGCGATGATGCGCGGCGGCGTGTGGGCGCCCGAGGGGTGCGGCGTGATCGACCGGGCCGCCCGCCTGGCGGCGGCGCACTGGTTCGACAACCTGGCCGCGCTCGAGGGCGCCGAGACGGGCGACGGGCTCGAGATCCCGGCCGCCTGGTCGTCTTGGTCGGCGTGCCCGTGGGTCGTCGGCAAGCCGGCCCGCGACGGCCCCGACGCGGGCTACCAGTTGTCACGGCTTTACGACCTCTCGATCACCTGGGGCGACCTGGCGGCGACGTTCGTCACGGTCAAGGATCGGCCCGCCGAGTTGCGGTCGTTCAAGAATGAATGGCTCGCCGAGACTTGGCAAGAGGTCGGCGCGGCGCAGGCCTGGCACGAGCTCGCGTTCAACCAGGCGGGCGAATACGATCGAGCGACGATTCCGGCGGCCGCCTGGTTTCTCACCGTCGGCGTCGACGTGCAAGAGGATCGGGCCTACTGGGTCGCGAGGGCCTGGGGCGAGGCGGCGACGTCGTGGCTCGTCGATTTCGGGTGCGTGCGCAAGCCGATCGACGACGCCGGCCGGGCGACCGTCAACGGCGACCTCGAGCAGCTCGATCCGCTCGTGATCGACCGGGCCTGGCCGGTGATCGGCAAGACAACTGAAGGGCACTCGCAATTATGGGCCGCCCTCGTGTGCGTCGATACCGGGCACCGTATCCACGACGTGCATACGTTTATGCGTGCCCGACCAGGCGGCCGGGTGCGGGCGGTCGCCGGCGACGCGAACGTGCGGTCGGGATACTATCGCGCGAGCACGCTCGAGCGCAACGCCCGCACGGGCAAGCCCTACGTCGGCGGCCTGGTTCAATGGCAACTCAACGTCGACGCGTTCAAGGATGACCTACATGGCCGGTGGAAAGTATCGGCAACGACGCCGGGCGCCTGGTTTCTACCTCGCGACCTGCAGGGCGACGCGGCCGGCGTCGACTACCTGCGCCAGGTCGTGAACGAGGCGCCGACGACGATCGTCAACAATAGAGGGCACCACGTGCGGCGCTGGAAAGTCGTTCACGAGTCGATCGGCAACCATTATTTCGACTGCGAAGTTTACGCGAGGGCGGGCGCTGAGATGATCGCCGAGGGCGACTGGCTCGCGAGCCCGGCCGCCGACCCGCCCGAACTCAAGCGACCGCCCGACCAGGCGGGCCGCACCAGGCGGGCGAGCAACCGCCGCACGTTCACGAGGCGACGGGGGAAATGATGGGCCGCCGACGAAAGCTCAAGCGATTGACGGGCGGCCGGCCGCGAGCGGGCGGGCCATGCACCGATCCCGCGTGCGACGGCGCGTTCGAGGTCTATTCGACGAGGATCTCGACCGACGGCCGATACCGCGTACGATATATCGGGTGCAGCTCGTGCGGGCTCAAGCCCGATAACAATAAGTGGATTGTGCCGATAGAACACGCACCCCCGAGGCGACGACGATGACCCCGCGACGACGACGACAAGGCGCAGCCGAGCAACCCCGCGCCCGCTGGCGGCCCCCGCGAGTGCCCGGCAAAATGAACGGCACCGAACGCGAGTTCGAGCTCGTGCTGCGCGCACGCAAGCAAGCCGGCGAGGTGATCGAGTACGAGTTCGAGGCGTTCAAGTTGCGCTACGGCGACGACTTCAAGGCGACCTGGACGCCCGACTTTATGCTACTGCTCGCCGACGGAACGATCGAGCTCGTCGACGTCAAGGGCGGCGGCGGGTTCGAGCCGGCGACCCTGGTCAAGGTCAAGGCGATCGCCGCCAAGTTCTGGTATTTTCGGGTCGTCGCCGAGCAACGCACCCGAGGCGGCTGGCATCGAACCGAGTTTTAGTTCGCCGGCAAACGCGCCCCGCTCGCCGCCTCACGGCCGGCCGGCTCGTTTGCCATTCGTGCTACCAGTAGCACGGCCGACGCGAGAGGCGGCCCCCTGGGAGCCGATATGAGGGATATGGCGTTTCAAATCACGAACCCGATCGGCACGGGCACAGATCAAGAGCTCGTCGACTTCACTCGTGCGGCGATCGCGCAGATCACCTTGCACGGGCAAGCCTACACGACCGACGGCCGCACGCTGACCCGCGCAAGCCTCGACGGCCTGCACCGCCAGCTCGCGCTATTCGAGGCGAGGGTCGACGCGTCGGCCGGGCTCTCGACCCGCAACCTCGTCGAACTCAAACGCGCAGGATCGGCAAGCTGACCATGTCCGCCCGCAAGAACGCAACCCGCAAGTCGATCAGCCGCCGCCTGGGCGAGGCCCTCGACGTCGCCGTCGCGATTATGTCACCCGAGAGGGGTGCGCGTCGCCTGGCTATGCGGGCGATCGTCGACCAGGTGCGCGACCGCGAGACGCGTCGCCGTGCGGCGCCCGTGCTCTCGACGCACGAGGCGGCCGAGTCGAACCGACTGCGGGCCAAACGCTGGATCGGGTCGCACTTGTCGCCCGACTCGGCCCTCGAGGAGGATCTCGAGTCGATGCGCAACCGCGCCCGCGAACTGCACACGAACGACGCGACGGGCGGCGCCGTCGACGTGCGGGTCAATAACGTCGTCGGGTGCGGGCACAAGCTACAACCGAAGATCAAGGCCCTGGCGGCGATCGGCCTCGAGGCCGAGGCGGCCGCCGCACTCAATTCGCAGATCGACGAGCTGTTCGTCGACTGGTCGGCCCGCTGCGACCCCGAGCTACGCTGGCCGCTCTGGTCACAACACCGCCTGGCGCAACGACACCAGGGCGTCGAGGGCGAGGCGATCACCGTGCTGTCGGATTCGGGCGGCCTTGACGTCGACGGATCTGAACGCGTCGTGCCCCTGGTCGTCGAGGTCGTCGACCCGGCCCGCCTGGCGACCCCCGCACTCAAGGCGGGCGACCCGCTCGTGAGAATGGGCGTCGAGCGCAGCAAAAAGGGCAAGGTTATCGCCTATTGGATTCGGCGTAGTACGCCGGGCGATACGCACCAGGTCGACGCCAAGTTCGATCGCGTCGCCGCCTGGCGTGTGCAGCACGTCTTCGAGCGCATGGCGGCGGGCGTGAGTCGCGGCAAGCCGTGGCTACACCGCGTGACGAACCGCGTCAAGGATGCGGCCGACCTCGACGAGGCGGCCGTGATCGCCGCGCAGGTCGAGGCGTGTTCGACCGCGTTCGTGACGAGCCCCGTCGGCGCGACCCGTGCGGCGATCGGCGCCGGCACCGGCACCGACACGGCCGGCAACCGCCTGCAGGAATTGGAACCGGGCGCCGTCGACTACCTCGAGCCGGGCGAGGAGGTGACGTTTAACGCGCCGCAAAAGGCGGGCGGAATGTATAGCGATTTTCAAGAGTGGGCGCACCGGCGGATCGCGACCGGGCTCAACTTCCCGTACGAGCTGCTGGTCAAAAACTGGGGCGGGCTATCGTTCGCGACCGGCCGCCTCTCGCTCGCCGACGGCCGCGTCGATTTTACTTGCCGCCAGGCCCTCGATCGCGACCTATGGCTCAAGCCGATTTATCACCGATTCCTCGACGAGCTCGTGCTGTTCGGCAAGGTCGACATTGACCCCCGCGACTACGAGGCGCACCGCGCCCATTTTCGCCGGCACGCGTGGACGCCGCCGGCCTGGGCTTACGTGATCAACCCGAAACAAGAGATCGACGCGGCCGTCGCCGCGATCGCCGCGAACCTGCGCACCAAACGCGACTACGTCGAGAGCACCGGGTTCGCCCTCGATGACGTGTTCGACGAGCGGGCGGCCGAGATCGCCCGCGAGGCGTCGCTGAATATCACGCCGGCACCCGCTGCGGGCGCCGCACCCCCGCCGGCGGCCGCCGCCGAACCCGACGACCCCGAGGCCGACGAGCTCGCCGACGAGCTCGAGGCCGCAACCGACGAGGCCTGACCGATGGCGACCCGCCCGAAACGACTAGAACGCACCCGGCGTCGCAAGGCCGCCCGCGTCGAGGCCCGCCAGGCGGCCGCCTCGCCGCCCGCACTCGCCGGCGACACCTCGCCCGCGTTCTCGCTCGCACGCCTCGCTGATGACCCGACGGCCGCCGAGCTGCTGATCTACGGCACGATCGGCGGCGACCTTTACGACGACGGGATCACGGCCCGCGACCTCAAGCAACAACTCGACGCCCTGGGCGACGTCGCGACGATCCGCGTGCGGATCAACTCGCCCGGCGGCTCGGCGTTCGACGGCGTCGCAATCTACAACCTGCTGGTCGCGCACGCGGCGCTCGTGACGGTCACGATCGACGGCGCCGCGATCTCGGCCGCCTCGCTCGTTGCGATGGCGGGCGACGAGATCGAGATCGGGCACAATGCCCTGCTAATGATTCACCGAGCCGCGACCGTGCAGTTCGGCACGGCCGAGGATATGCGGTCGACGGCCGACCTGCTCGACAAGCTCGACGGCACGATCGTCGCGACGTACGCGGCCCGCACGGGCCTCGAGGTCGACGAGGTCGCCGAACTGCTCAAGGCCGAGACGTGGTTCAACGCCGACGAGGCGGTCGAGCAGGGGTTCGCCGATCGCGTTGTCGAGGCGAAACAAGTCGCCGCGCATATCGACCTGGAACGCCTGACCGACCCCCCCGCGTTCGTTGTAGCGGCGGCCGCCGCCGCGCCCTGGCAACGACCAGGCCCCCCCGCCGCGCCCGCGCTCGACGCCGCGTGCGACCGCCGCCTCAACGAACCTATCGACGCCCGCCCGCACGCGGGCAACGACCAGGCGACCGCCGTCGACCCCGAAGATCAACACCCCCCCGAAAGTGAGGAACCGATGACCGAATCCATTAGAACGCTGCTCGAACTCGCCGGGATGCCCGCCGACCTCGCCGACGACCAGGCGACCGCCTGGCTCGAGGATAATTCCGAGCTCGTGCTCGGCCTCGCCGCACCGCCGGCCGTCGACCCGCCGGCCGACCCCCCGCCCGCGCCCGACCTGGCGGCGGCCGAAAACATTCGCTGCACGACCATACGTGCGCTATGCGACCAGGCGGGCAAGCCCGAACTGGCTCGCGAGTTTATGGCCGACCGATCGGTCACCGTCGACCAGGCCCGCGACGCGCTGTTCGCCGCCATGTGTAACGCGAACCCGCCCGTCGGCGACGGCGAGGGCAACGACGCGCCGCCGACCGCCGGCACGCCCGACGAGCGGTTCGCCGCCGAGTACGCCGAGCACCCCGAAGTTCACGCGATGACCGGCGTCACCGTCGAGCAGTACGTGCGCACCCGCAAAATCGACGAGGGCCTCGTCGCCCTGGCACCCGCCTCGCTGCATAACCGCTAAGATTTCCCCGGAAATGTTCCGCAATACTCACGCGAAAGGTGAAACGATGAAGACACTCACACGACTACAAGCCCGGCCCGACCTGGTGATCGGCGTCGCCGTGCTGCTGACCGGCGCGCTCGCGCTGTGCGTGCCCGCCCTGAGCTGGTACGCCTGCCTGCCCCTGTTCGTCGGCGCGGCCGTCACGGCAAACCAGGCGATTGCCCGACGCGGCCCCGAAACGTCTTGGATACCGGCCGCCGCCTCGATTAATTTCTATGAGGGCACGCTCGTATACGAAAACACGGCCGGCTATGCGACCGACATAATCAACGGCGGCGCCAATTTCTTCGTCGGCGTCGCGAAAGCGCAACAAGATAATTCGAGCGGATCGGCCGGCGACCTCAACGTCGAGACGTGGGCCGAGGGCGAATTTGTTATGAACTACTCAGGCACGGCCGCGCAGACAGTGGTCGGCGTCAAAGCGTACGGCGTCAACAACAACGAGGTTAATATCACGTCCTCGTCGCAATCGTTCGTCGGCGTGATCACTGAATTCATCAGCGCGAGCAAGGTGCGCGTGCGAATATCGGCCTGGCGCGGCGCCGCAACCTAGCAACGGCCGCGTCGATCGACGACGACAACCAGGCGGCCGCCAGGTCGCGACACTCTACTCGAAAGGTTTATATTATGGCAAACGACACCGCACGAGCGGTCGCAACCGTTCGCGACCTGACCGCGAAGTTCGACACGGGAGTCGGCACCGCGCGCATATTTTACCCTGACGTGTGCACGATCGCCCCGTCCAGCGGATCTGACGAGAAGTACGGCTTCCTGGGTTCGATGCCCGCCGTGCGTGAGTGGCTCGGCGAACGCGATTTCAACACGTTACGCGGGGCAAGTTATACGCTCGCGAATAAGCTCTGGGAATCGTCCGTAACGATCGACAAGGATGATCGAGCTGATGACCGTATGAACGTGTACGGCACGCCCCTCGAGCAGCTCGGCCGCACGGCGGCCCGGCACCCCGACAAGCTGTTGTTCGAGGCGATCGCCGCCGGCGACGCGACCGCGTGCGTCGACGGGCAGTTTTTCTATGACACCGATCACTCGTTCGGCGACTCGGGTGCGCAGGATAATGACCTCGGTTATAACGCGTCGGATCACACGGCCGTCACGGCGACCGAACTCAAGGCCGCCTATCACGCGGCCCGCGAGGCGATCCTGACCTTCAAGCGCGACAACGGCGAGCCGATTCACGAGCCGACCGTCGAGTTCGTCGCGGGCGACTGGATGGTGATTGTGCCGAGCGAGCTCGAGGAGGCGGCGCACGTCGCCTTCGAGTCGCACTTGACGGGCGGCGGTAACACGAACGTCGTGTTGAACGCGCCGCGCATTGTCATGTCGCCCTACCTGACGTCGGCCGTAGAAATGCACACGTACTACCTGGGCGACGTGCTCAAGCCGTTCGTGTTCCAGGCCCGCGAGCCGTTGAGTCGATCGATCAAGGGCGACACCGACGACGAGTTTAAGGATCTTAAGTTTATGACACGGGCGCGATACAACGTGGGCTACCTGGCGTGGTGGAACGCCTGCTTGACTACGTTCACTTAAGATCGACGCCGGCCGGCCGTCGCCTGGAACATTCGCCAGGCGGCGGCCGTTTTCCCCCTCACCCTGCGACACCCCGCAACGAAAGGCCTACACAATGGCGCCGTTATACGTGATGCTTAAGGGCAACATGCAAGGCACGTTCCGCCGCACCCTGCGCGACAAAAAAGGCGACCCGCTCACCGTGCTCGACTTCCCGCCAGGCAAGGGCGTCGAGGTGACGGCCGCCGAACGCGAGCTGCTCGAGCCCGATATGGGCGTCGCCCTGCTCGACGCTGAGGTCGACAAAAAAGGGCGGGCGCGGCCCGTGGGTTCGGCTATTCCGTTCGAGCCGGTCGTCGAGGCCCCCCGCGTCGAGGTGATCGACGCGCCGGCCCCCGCCGACGACCTGGCGGCCGACACGATGCTCGCGAACGTGCTCGCCGACGAACTCGTCGAGCTGCTCGCGGCGTCGGATTTGTTTACCGTGGGCGACGTGCGCGATTTCGACGACTTGACTACGATCGGCGGGATCGGCCGAGCTCGGGCTGACGCGATCCGCGAGGCGACCGCCGCAACGAACTGACCCGTCGCAGGGTTGGAGGGTTCGGCGGCGGCCCTCGGGTCGTCGCCGTTTAAACAAGGGCCGAGGCCATGACGCGAACCTTCAGCGACTCGATCGACTATGATCTCGAGGCCGTGCAGGTCAACGCCGACGAGTTCGCCGTCGCGATTTCGTACGACCGCACGGGCGGCCTGCCCGCGACCGGAATCGCCGCGATTAAGAGCGCGACGCGGATCGAGGAGCTGGGCGACTACGGCGCCGTGCGAAACGAGGCGCAGCTCGTTGACTGGCTAATACCGGCCGCGCTGCTCGTGTGGGATGGCGCCGCGATCCTGCCCGCGCTGGGCGACGTGATCGCCGAGACACGCGGCGGCGGAACATATACTTACGCGGTCGTCGGCGTCGAGGGCGGCCCCGTGTATACATACGACGACGCCGATCACCGACTACTGCGAATTCACACCCGACTAGACTCGAGCTCCTGATGATACATGGCCTCGAACCTCACCGACCTGATCAACGCGATCGTGACCGTGATCAACGCGGGTTCGTTCACGACGACCGTGACGGCCGTGAAAGGATACTCGCGACGGGTCGACGTCGAGACGCTCGCCGCGATGGCTGTCACGGTGCGGCCGGCCGGGTTCGCGACCTCGTTCGCCGATCGAGGATACAACGAGAACACGCTAACCAGTGTCGAGATCGTGATACAGCTCAAACTGTCGATGGAAACTGGCGCGATTTCGCCGGCGAACGTCGAGTCGCTATTTCTGCACCTCGAGGAGATGGTAGCGTGGCTGTCTGCGGTCGCGGCGATCGACGGCGCGACGCTCCAAACGCTCGAGGCCGAACCCCTGCTCGACCCTGAACACCTCGCCGACTTTGGAGTCGGCACGATCCCGATCGTCGCAACCTATTCACGAGGGAATTGACCATGTCGAAAGTTACCGGCCGCGATTGCAAACTATACTACAACACCGGATCGCACGCGAGCCCGACGTGGGTCGAGATCACGCAAGCGATCGACGTCAGTGTCGACCTCGCGAAGAACGAGGCCGGGCCGACCCGGTCGCGGGCGAGCGATTGGGAATACACGCACCCCGGCCTTAAGAATATCTCGATGAGTTTCGGCTATAACTACCTGAGCGGCGCCGACACCGTGTTCGACGCCCTCAAGAACTCGTTCGATCTCGACACCGAGTCTGAGTTCGCCGTGATGGACGGCGCGATTGCCTCGTCGGGCAACGAGGGGCCGCGATTTTACGGCGTCGTGTACGGATTCAACGTGCAGCAAGGCCTCGAGGATCCTATGACAATCGACGTCGAGGTCAAAAACGCCTACAAGGTCGAATCGGCCGCACTGGTGGAACCCGATTGGTATATTGTCCCTTGATTTTGCACCCCCCGCCCTCATTTATCTGCGAAAGGTCAAGCTATGAACCCGACCGACACGATCCGCGAACGGATCAAGGCACGCCGCGAGGCGGTCGCCGCGTATAACGGCGAACTCGACGGCGGCACGCCGCCAGGCGACGCCGAGGTCGCCCTCGTGCGGAATACTCGCGCGGAGGTGCTCGAGGTGCTCGAGCTCGTCGACGACGACGCGCTCGAAGGTCACGCGGCCGACGTCGTCAAGGCGTTGCGCCAGGGCGTCACACGTGCCCGCCCTGGGTTCGACGTGTTCAACCAGGCCGACCAGCTCGAACTGCTGCTCGATGCTGCAGGCGGCCGCCAGGCGACCGCAACGCCGCCACGCAAACGCACCCGCCGGCCGGCCGACGACGCGCCGACCGGCCCCGAGGGGGACGACGTATGAGCGGGCGAACCTTCACCGACAACGAGGGCCGCACCTGGCTGATCGCCGTCACGATAACCGGGCTCAAGAGAATCAAGGCAATGCTCGGCCTCGACCTGGTCAACGACCTCGACGAGGTGCTCGTGCAGAAACTACTCGAAGATCCGTTGACGCTGGTCGACGTGCTGTTCGTGTTGTGCAAACCGCAAGCCGACGAGCTCGGCGTGACCGACGAGGCGTTCGGCGTCGCGCTGGGCGGCAACGACGATCACAAGCCGCTCGACCAGGCGGCCGACGCGCTGATCGAGGGCCTGGTCGATTTTTTCCGCCAGTACGGCCGAGCCGCCCTGGCGGCCGCGCTGCAAAAAAGCAAGCAGGCGACCGACCGCCTGCAGGGGATTCTCGAGAGCCGTCTCGACGAGTTCGACCCGGCGATCGACGCGGCGCTCGAAAAGGCCAACGACGAGATCACGCGAAGCCTGTCGATTCTTGGCAATGGATCGACGAACTCGCGGGCGTCGTCGGGTGCGAACCCGGACCCCTGACCCTGCGCGAGCTGCTCGCCCGGTATCACGGCGCGGCGCGGCACGCCTGGGGCCAAACCAGTTCAGTAATGGCCGCGATTATGAACCAGAACCGGGCAAAACATGCTAGAGCGATCAACCCCGTCGACCTGATGCCCCTGCACCTGATTCGGCCAGGCGATCGCCGTCAGCGCGGCATGAGTGGCGACCAGCTCGTCGGGATGCGCAAACATTTCAAGAAAAAAGGCGAATAATGGGCAAGGCCCTCGCGATCACGATGCGAGCGACGAGTCGGTTCGACGCGTCGGCCGTACGAAAAAAGGCCGCGCAGGGTCGCCGCCGCGCCCTGTTTCGGGGCGGGTTCGCCGTGCGCAAGAGTGCGCAGGCGTCGATGAAGCGGCGCCGCACCGCGTCAAAGCCTGGTCAACCGCCGGCGGCCCACCTGGGGTTCTTGCGGCGCCTGGTGCTCGTCGGCTGGGATTCTCAACGCGAGGTCGCCGTCGTCGGGCCGAAAGTTCGAGCGAGCGCGAACCCCGGCGCCGCGCAGGCGAACGAACACGGCGGCCGATTCGTTCGCAAGATCGGCGGCCGTAAGCCGATGCGCGTCGTGTACCCGGCACGCCCGTTCATGGCGCCGGCGCTGCGCCGCGAACTGCCCGAGATCCTCAAGGCGTGGAAAGGGGTGATCAAGTAAAATGGGCGCAGCCGATGGCATCAGGGCCGGCAAGGCGTTCGTCGAGCTCGGCGTCAAGGATCGCCTGTCGGCGGGCCTAAAATCTGCGCAGCGACGCCTTAAGTCGTTCGGGCGATCGGTCGGCGGCCTGGGGCGCGGGCTCGCGATGGCGTCGGCCGCGATCGTCGGCCCGCTCGCCGGCGCGATCAAAGTGTTCGCCGACCTCGGCGACCAGGTCGACAAGACAAGCAAGCGCACCGGCACCTCGGCTGAGTTTATTAGCGAGGTCGGGTTCGCCGCCGAGCAGTCGGGCGGGTCGATCGAGTTCGTTGAGAAAGCGTTATTCGGCCTCTCGCGGGCGACGTTCGACGCGGCGACCGGGTCTAAAATGGCGGCCGACTCGCTCGCCGAGGTCGGCCTGACTGTTGCCGATCTCGAAGGCCTGAGCCCCGAGGAACAGTTCTTGCTCGTCGCCGAGGGGTTATCTAAGATGACCGATGAAAGCAAAAAGGGCGCGGTCGCGCAAAAGCTGTTCGGGCGAGCCGGCCGGCAACTGCTCCCCATGTTCGCGAACGGCGCGGCCGGGATCGAGGGGATGCGCGAGCAGGCCCGCGCGCTCGGGCTTTCGCTGTCGGGCGAGTCGGCCGCCGGCGCGGCCGCTATGGTCGACGCACAAAACGAACTTTGGCGAACGGTCAAGGCCGTCGCGTTCGCGATCGGCGAGGCCCTACTGCCCGCCGCCCTCAAGATCGCGCAAACTGCGACCCGTGTCGTTCATACGGTCCTCGGCTGGGTCAAGGCAAACAAGCAATTGATTATAACGGTCGCGGCCGTCGCGGCCGGCGTGGGTGCGGCCGGCGTCGCCCTGATGGCGATCGGCGGCGTCGCCGTCGGCCTGGCGGCCGTGCTCGGCCTCGTCGCCTCCGCGTTCGCGCTCGTGTTCTCGCCCCTCGGGATCGTGATCGGGCTCGTCGCGCTGGGCGTCGCGGCCCTGCTAAAATTCACGAACGTCGCCGAGGTGCTCAAGGAAAAGTTTACGCACGCCTGGGGCGGGATCGCCGACGCGATCGCGGCCGGCGACATCAAGCTCGCCGTCGAGGTGCTCTGGCTGTCGATCCGCGCCGAGTTCGTGGCCGGGATCAACGGGCTCAAGCGGATCTGGGCCGAGCTCGCCCTGTTCGTGCAGCAACTGTTCGACCAGATTGTCGGGTTCGTCGCGAGGTCGATGGTCAAAATGCTACGCAATATCGGGCGAATGCGGCAAGTATTGCCGACACAACTCGCCGGCCTGCTACCCTCACAAGCGGCCCTCGAGGGCGCGGGCGGCGCCCTCGAGGGCATCCAGACCGGCCGCGAGGATCGAACCGCCCGCAATTTTAACCGGCTGACCGCTCGCCTCGACGCGTCGACGGCGGCCGCCGAGGCCGAGCGCGACGAGGCGATCGCGCGAGCGGCCGACGCGGAAGCAAACGCGCCCGACCTGTTCGGCACTGACCCCGACCAGGCGATCGCCCTGCCCGCCCTCGCGGCCGCCTCGGCGGCGACGGGCGCGGCGATCACGCCCGGCGCTTTATTGCGTGGCACGGCGGCGGCGTTCTCGGCCGCGCAACGCAACGCAAAAGCGAGCGACCCGGCAACCCGCGCCGCCGACGCGGCCGAGGAACAAGTCGAGATCGCGGGCGACATACGCGACGGCGTCGACCAACTCAACCGCAACCAGGCCGACCCGATGACCGAGGCCCCGCTATGAGTATTCTCGAGCAACGCGGCCGCGAGTTCGACGTGACCGACTCGGGCGTTGTATTTCGCGAGACTTGGCAACTCAACGACGAGGGCGCGGGATTCCTACCGCCGGCCGTGTACGCGTTCTCGACGATCCCAAAAAAGGGCGACGCGTGCCCGTATTTCTCGGGCGCGTTCGTCTCGAACGTCACGGGCAAGGAGAGCGACCAGAACATGGGGTTCTGGACGATCACCGTTACCTACTCGACCAGCGCGGACGACGAACCGCCGACCGACGAGAACGCCGACCCGACTCTCGAGCCCCCGAAGATCACCCGCTCGGTCGAACTGGTCGAGCGCGTACTCGAGCGCGACGTCGACGGCAACCCCGTGACGACCTACGCGAACGAAAAGTTCGACCCGCCGGCGATGTACGAGGTGCCGATCACCGTCGTAAACTGGGTCGTAAACCGCGCCGATTTCGACTTCGCTGCGCACGAGGCGCTCGTCGGCGGCACAAACGCGGGCGAATTTCTCGGCAACCCGGCCGGCACGATCAAATTCGCCGGCCTCTCGACGTCGGGCGAGTTGTTCCGCAACGGGCACACGTTCGAGGCCGTGACGTTCGTGTTCCGACACGACCCCGAAGGGCACGACCTCGAGATCCTGCACCAGGGCACGCTATACAACCCGTTCGGCACGAGGAATATCGTCGAGCAGGCCGTGAGCGATACCGGCGCGCCGATCGTCGTCAACCTGGGCGAAACGGGCCTGATCCTCGGCGAGAACGATGCGCCCGTATTCAAGAGTTTTACGCCGCCGCCTGGTGCGGTCGACTTCGCTCACCTCGACTTGTAAGGATTAACCACAATGGCAACTAAGCTCTGGCTTGGAACGACTAGCGGCGACTATTCGGTCGCCGCTAACTGGTCGCCGGCGGCCGTGCCCGTCTCGACGAACGACGTGCGACTATCACCCGACTACAACAACCCGATTAACGCGGGCCTCGCGCAAAGCGGCGTCGCGATCGGCGATTTTATCGTCGAGAAAGGATTTACAGCGGCGATCGGCTCGGTCGCGGCTGGCTACCTGGCGATCGATCCTAATCGGTTCGAGTTCGCCGGCGGCGGCGTGTCCTACGTCGATTTGTCGGGCGCCGCGATCTCGGTTCTCGTGCGTGGCACGGCGGCCGGGTCGGCCGGCAAGGCGGGCCTCTATCTGCTCGGGTCGGCGATCGCGACGCTCACGCAGCTCGCGGGTTCGGTCGCCCTGGCGGGCCGCCTGGCCGAGACGGCGACCGCCGCGACGCTCTCGCTACAAGGCGGCGAGCTCTGGGCCGGCGAGGGGTGCACGCTCACGACGCTGCGACAACTGGGCGGCACGTCGCGAATCCGCGCGGCCCTCGCGACTGCGCAGCTCTACGGCGGCAAGCTATACCTCGAGGAGGAAAGCGCGCTCGCGACCCTCAACGGGTTCGGCGGCACCTGTTTTTGGAATTCGTCGGGCGGGATTACCAGCAACGCGAACCTCGAGGGGTGCACGCTCAACGCGTTGGGCAACGGCACCGCCCGCACGCTCGCCGCGATCAAGCTCAACGCGGGCGCCTCGTTCCAGTACGACCCCGACGTCGTGACCGTGACCGCGTTCACGGCGCCCGACCAGGCGATCGCCCTCAACGCAAAAGCCGCCTAAAAACGGGTGCCCGTGTGGAAATGTTCAAAGACGGCCTCGTGCCCGCCCTGGTGCTCGTCGTTTACACGATGCTCGACAAGCTGCTCGTGCCCCTCGTGCGTGCCCGCCTGGGCGGCGAGGGCGGCGAGCTGTCGCCCGACGCGCAGCGATTGATTAACAAGTCGCACGCCAAGCGGCTCGATCAGATCGAGAGCGACCTGCGCGTGATTCGTGACACGCTCGGGCAACTCAACACGCACGCGGAAGTGTCCGAACAACTACTTAAGCGAATCGAGGCGAGGATACCGTGACCGGCCGACACTACCTCACGACCGAGCAGGCGAAACGGATCGAGCGCAAGCTCGTCGCCCTCGAGTCGCAGGTCGGCCCCGGCGGCGGCCGGCGCGGCGTCGGGCCGGTCTCGTTTAAGATCGCGAAAGCCGACGGCGCGATCGCGGCCGGCGGCACGGGCACGGCGACCGAATGGATCTCGAGCGCGGGCGCGTTCGTCGCCTCGGACGCCGTAAATTTTCCCGCCCTCAACGTCGTCGACTGGCTCGGCGGCGGGTGCGCCTCGGGTCAAAAGTTGCGGCTCTGGCGTCACGCACAATCGGCGGCCGATTCTGACGCGGCCGGCGTGTGGTTGTTCGAGCCCGTGCCCTTCAAATCGCTCGTGCGGTTCACCCTTGACGCCGACCTGGCTGCCGGCGACGCGAGCAAGGCCGCGACTATCACGCACCAATACGGGCCGGGCGAGGCGAACGTGACCGCGATCACGGTTCACAACCTGGCGGCCTCAAGCGGCAACGTGTTCGAGGGCGACGAGGACGACGCCGGCCTCGCCGTGTGGGATTCGGGCACAAATTACCGAATAGTACAAATGGAGTGCCCTTGAATGCCAGGCCTGCACGAGCTCGCGATTTTGTTCGCGTTCGCCTGGTTCGCCCTGGGCTGGTGGCCGTGTCGTGCCTGTTTCACGGCGGGCGACGAGTGCGACAAGT